GCCCATTCCACAAGTCCAATGCCTTCATCCTTACCGCCAAGCTCCCGGAAGTGTCGGAAATAAATTTCAAGCTGTCCCTGCGTGATGCTGTCAAAATCAATAGCTGGTAATTTCATTGACCACCTTGATCTCCGCGAACTTGGCGGCGGTTGCATCGTAACCGGCTCGGAATGTACCGGTCACAATGTCATTCCCGTTCATGTCCCCGATGGAGTCAAACGATTCCCACGTTCCAGCCAGGTCGATTTGAAGCGTCTTGTAGGTGAACGTCCCTGCGGTGGTGAGCGCGTTGCCCTCAAACTTCAAGCGCAACTGGCGCGGGGTCTTTGCTTTCCAGGCGTCCTTCTCTGCAACCGCTGTCGCGTTGTGTTCAAACGTCACATTCAACAGCACTTCCGGCTTCGTGGCCTGCGCCCATGAGAAGTACAACTGACCGTCAGCGGCGTATTTCGGGATCCATCCGGTTGTGACGGATAAGGTCATGCCCAATAGCGTATTGCTCTTTTCGGTTGCGCCCATTGTCCCGGCTACCGCGTCAATGAATAACTTTCCTTTTCCGAATAGGATTTCTTCAACGGTTGCGGGTACGGTAACAGGTGTCGTGAATGAACACTTGCTCACCTGCCGCCCTAGCCAGTTGGCGCTCATCATTAGCGCTTCACCGCCATTGCCTGAAATCTCAAACGACTCCACGAAGGCATATTCCACTTCCTCTGCCTGCTGATCGTCACCGGCTTCGATTGTCCAGGTCTTGATCGAGTTTGCCGAAGTTGTCGGGAAGGTATAGGTATAAACCTTGCCGCTTCCGCCCGTGTCAGTCACGCCGGTCACGACGTTCTTCACGCCAGCGCACAGGATGATCGGCAAGCCCTCAAACGTTGCCGGTGTTGAATCCATGACAACAGCCGCGCCAAGTTTCGGGATGTAGTTGCGGTCTTTTCCAGATAGGTAACCAATGTCCTCGTCTGGATAAATGACCTCCCGTTGATCCTCAATCAGCCCTGTACCATGCCAGATGGTATCGGCAGCCACCGCCGTTCCGGCAGTCGTTTCCAGCCCTAACAACACTTTTCTTAACGCCTTAATTCCCATCATTCACCTCGCTTTGAATGTCGATCTTTTTGTCTTTTTCTTTGATGTACAACCCTGATTCCAGGAGTTGCTTGATGCCGTAAAACTTCGCTTCTTCATCGGTCAGGTCACGCGCCGGCACGCCGTGAATCCAACCGTCACCGATATACTTATACATTTGCAACCTCCCTGTATTTCATCCTGGCGTGATTCGCCTCCCACAACGATCTCAACGGCTCGCGGTGTTCTACTGAGTTTTGTCGTTTCAGGTAACTCCCCAGCGGCTCTCTCACGTGGTAAAACTTCACGCCCTTGCTTGCCAGTCGCATCCAAAATTCATAATCGCCAGCGCTCTTGTAGGTTTCATCGAAGTAACCGAACTGCTTATGCAACCTCACCCTCCACATCGGCATTGGCCCCAAGAAGCACGCCTTGATCAACTTATCCAGCCCGCCCTCTTTCCAGCGGTACTCACCGATCGGATTGCCGCCGATTTCCTCAACGATGGAAACGTCCGGGTAAACCACGCCGTAAGTCGTTTCCTTGTCCAAAATGTCAGCCATTTTCTTTAGCGCGTGAGGCGCGAGGCGGTCATCACAATTCGCGTTCGTGACATACGGGGTGTTACTTGCCTTGATGCCGATGTTCCATGCCTCATACACGCCCGGAATGTCGTTAGTCTGGATAATCTCAACCTGTGGGAAACGCGCACATATCCCGGCCTCAATGGATCCCTTTTGCGCGACGGCGATAATGTCCACCTTCTCGGTCTGACTGACAAGGTTTTCCAGCCTGCCTTGAATGTAATCCTCTGCGAAATATGCGCTGATGATTGCCGTCACTCTACCAGTCATTGATATTCCCTTTTTCGAATACCTGTTCTTTCGTTCCCGGTGTGAGGTTGATAATCCTGCGCCCGTGAACTTCATACATCGCCCTTGCCAGTTTGTAGGCGTGTTCGCTCCGTACCAGGTCGGGGTTATTCCAATGCTTCCCCTTGAAATAATCAGGGTGGAAGTGGTTCGGGTCGTTGCCGTCCAGTACCATCTCTTGATTCGGAGCGCCGTGATACTGGAATGAGTGGTCAACGCCAACGAGTAACACATTCTTGAAGCCCATGTAATACGCGATCTGCATACAAACAAATGTTACGGTGTGCCCCTCGTGGATCCATTGACTCGCGTCCTGCGAGAACACCACCACGCCGGATGAGTTCAACGGTAAGCAGGTATCATCGAAACAATACGAGGCTGGTAAAAACTTCGGCGCGTCTATCTTTGCAATGTCCTCTGCAAACTGGCTGATTACCAGCGGGTTCACGGAGCAGTAATACGTCGGGGTGAAGCCGTCCATCAGGTAGATTCTATTTGTCCCAAATGTCGGGTACTTTTTCAGGAAGTCAAGCGGTACATCTCTGAGCGACGGGCCGTTGCCGATAATCAAACAGGTTTCGCCTTCGTGAATGTCCCTGTAATATCGCCATGATCCTGGCGCTTGTGTGTTCGCTGTAATATCAGACATGCGCTAATGCCCTCTTGTATCTCTGGAATGAACCGCAATCAAAGTACCAGGCGAGTGAGTACGTCCCCCATCCGAGTTGCTCCATTGCCATATTGAACGCTTGCGTGTAATCCCTAATTTCAGGCAGGTACTTTTTCCATAACTCAACGCACTCCCTTGACCACACCAGCGTTCCCCACGCGGTTTGCGGCGGGGCGAGTGATGCGCTTTTGTCAACGATTTCTCCGTTCAATAACACACCATAATTCTGCGGGTCAAATGTCTCGAATAATCCGAGCATAAACTGGTGGTCTGGTAATTCAGGGAATCTTCCCTGCTCCTGCATTGTGTCCGGCATGATGAAGTAATACCAATCCGCGTCAATGTTCAAGGTCGATGCTATCGCGCCCCAAATATCAGGCTTGTCGATTTGTGTTACGAACTCGACGTTCCTGCCCTGCAAGGCTACGGAGTGCGCCGCTATCTTCTGCGGGTTCGTGACAATGATTGTCGTGTCAACCGGTATCATTTCGAGCGTGTCAACCGCGCGTGAGAGCAGCGTCATCGACTCGCCAACGGGTAGAAGTTCCTTGAACACGCCGCCGAATCTATGAGCCGAGCCGGCAGCCGGTACAATTCCGAGTCTATCCATCGTATGGCCTCGTGTGTAACTTGATGCTGTGTTTTTCCTCGAACCTCATTCTGTTTTCAAGGCGTACGCTTTCATAGCCGTCAATATCCCAGCGTGTTTTTCCGTCGTAGTGGTAGAACGGCAGTTTGAAAGGTTTTGTGTCTATGCCATGTTGCTTCGCCCGGTAGCAGTAATCCACGTCCTCATATGCGCATATCTTAAAACGCGGGTCAAACTCACCAACAATGAACGCCGCCGTCCTGTGTACTAAAAATATCCACGAAGATAACCAGTTGAATGTCGGTTCGCTGTACACGGTCATTCCGTAAATTGTGTTCGGGTCAAGTTCTTTTATCAGGCTCTCAAACGCTCCGTCACAACGAACATCATTGTTAAGAACTAATATCCATTGCCCGTGCGTGTGGTCGATGCCGTAATTGATCGCTTCCGCGTAACTCACGCGCTTGTCCAACCGTTGAATGTGAGGAGCGTCCGGGTAGGGCTTCTCGCTCGCGTTATCTATCACGCACAATTCCACGTCCGGGTGGTGCGCCCAAATCCCGTTGATCAATGGGCGCGTGTATTCTTCCCAGCCGTTGATACCAACAATGATGACGCTAAGCATGGGCTTCATCCTCGCTAATCATCATTTCAGGATGCTTGTCACGCCACACCTGCCATGTGCTGCCGTCGATGATTGCCGGGGTAATGTGCGGGCTGGTCACGGTCAAATCTACCCACATCTTGATGCCGTGTTCTACGCACTTTTTGTTGAACCCAATGTCTTCACCAGGCCACGCGTCACGCCACGCTTGCGAGTAATCATTCACGAACCATGGGGGCGGGATGGTCTCTAATACTTCACGCGCTATGAGGATGCTACCTGTCCCAAGCCGGTCAACTTCCAGAATCTCGTCTTCCTTGTCCCATGCGATCGTGTACATCGAGCCGTCCGCGCCGATCTTGTACGCGCACGGGTCATAAGGTTCTGACCGCCTGAAATTCAATCCGCCCACGACTTGATACTTCTTCGGGTCTTTCAAAACCCATTTTGCCAAACGCTGAATAATATCGTGCGGGTGAACGTGGTCAATGTCGAGCATGAGGAGATGCGTGAAGTCTGATTTCAGCAACTCCATGCTTGCCCGGTTGCGTGCTAAATCCGTGCGCTGGTAGGGCATGTTCAAAACCACCGGACCCTGCGCCGCGATCTGCATACACGCCGGGAATACGAGGTCGGCGTAACTGATTGTTCGCTCCAGAAGGAACGCAACCAGTATTCGGGGGAACGCCCAACTCATAATCGGGTACTGCTCTAATACGTTCTTTTTCTCGACCATCTTCTCCTTAGGTGATTACCGTCTGAATTTTTATATCTCTCACGGTGTACCTGAATCCAACCGTGTCAATCCCTGCGTAGTTCATCGCGATCAAACCGGTACTGGTAATATTGCCGAATGTCGATACCGTGTTATTGAGTTTCGTGTCGAGCAGGTCATCGAATAGTTTTATAGGGATGTCATCGTAGAGCGCAACGATCCTTTTATGCGCTTGGGGTAGCGTGTTGCGCGGGGTGTGGATTTCGATGACTACGTTGTAAAGCGCGGTCATGTAACCAGCTGGAAGTCCGGGGATGAACTCCGATTCGCCAGGGTACATCACTACCCAATTCTCTACGGTCGGCAAGGCTTCCGGAAGGTATTGATCCGCGCCCTTGATACCGGATATGCCCTCAATGACTGTCTGCATTCGAGCGATCACGTCTTGTATTGCCATTACACCCGCCTCACATACGGTGAAAGTAGCATCTTCACGTCAGGGTCAAGGTCGGGGATGGTCATGCTCTGCTGCATGTCACCGCCCGCGATCACTCCAAACGGCGCGTCTTTTCTCTTGAATAACCGGATTGCCTGAATCTTGCACGCCTCTGCTACCGGTTTCGGCGCGGTTGTGGCGTACCCAAAACTCCCGACTATCTGCACCGCCTTCTTAGTGCCATGGGGGAACGAGTAACTGCCATACCCGCTTGCTTCGATCCACGTGTAGGGGCGTCCATTCTCCCCCGCGTTGAACGGCATGAGGTGGTAATCAGATGCGCTCCATGTCGTTTCAAACGTGCCGTCGTTGTCATCGTCGGTCTTGAGGCTGGTCACGCTGATAATGTCATCTGTGTAAACCTCGTCAATGGAAATCGGCGCGTAATACCTGGTATCTGTCTCCGCGTAGAACCTGCGCCCGGTGTGGTTGTCGATCAACCGGCTGACGCTCTCAATGGTCGATTCCAGATAGAAGTCGTCATCTCTTTCGTCAAGCGGTATGCCGAGCGCGGTCTTGACTGTTACGAGCGTTGTGTAGCCGTTTGATATGGTCATTATTTCACCTTGATACCCTTAGCATGAGCGGGTTTTTCCACCACCTTGACGGCGGGCTTGACCAACTCCGCGTACCCGCCGCGTAGGAAGTTATCCAGCGCGTCAGGGTCAGTCAGTTCAACCTCTTGACCTTCCTTGAATCGGATTGACTTGCCGTCCACCAGTCCGTTGAAATTGACCAAAATTCTTATTTTCATGATTGTCCTTTGCCCCGGCAGTCGCCCACCGGGGCTTTGATTCG